AGGCGCTTTCCTCCTTTTATATTTATTGATAAAATTTTCTGATAGTTTAAATGTTTCCATATCAATCTCCCATTAAATCGTTATACTTACTTGATAACATTTTTTTTGTTAAATTATCTCTATTATTTATTTTATGTTGTTGCTCTTGGCCACCAACCGAATTACTATCATAAATCTCTATCTTACCTGTATTTGTATTTATCTTTGCAGGATAAGTTATACCGTCAGGGCCAAATCGATTTTTAATAATATGAAATCTTCCAGTATTTGCAATTTTATCTTCAACTTTTCGTGATAGCGACATTACGAAATCTGCTGTCATAATTTTAATATAACTTTCTGCAATTTTTTGAGCTTCAATCACATCTTCATCTAGCGCGGATCGGTTAGCCTGCGAGGCTGTCCAAATTGGAATTTCAAGTTCTCCGGCTAAACCTCTTAAATCTTCATAAATATTACCTAATTGATGTCTTACTTCTTTTGCGGATTGAACATCTCTCATGACATCTGCATAGTCGACTATAACTAAATCAACATTTCCTTCTAACATTTTTATACGTTGTAACTGTGCTGATATAGTATGAACAGATGCTGTTTTTGTTGGATAATATTTAATTATTAAATTGCCTGGAAGAGTTTCTAATTTATCTTCCACTTCTTGTTTGTGGTATTTTAAATTTTGATTTGCAACATTTGTAAAAATACTATCATATCTTAATCCAACATATGCTTCATTAAGTTCAAGTGTATAATGTACAACTGTCTTTCCTCGCCTAATCGCTTCTGCCCCTATAGCAGATAAAACCCAAGTTTTTCCTGCGCCTGCCGGAGCAACAATAACTCCTAATTCTCCTGCTGCTATTCCACCTTGCGTCAAATCATTTACTATATCCCATGGAGTTTCTAATGTAGCGCGTGCCATTTCGCTATACCTTTCTTCTATCATTTCAAGATATTTATGACCTATATCCCGTTCCATTCCTGCACGCATTGCTTCATCTATCAACTGTTTAATTGTATCAAAATTTCCATCAGTCTCTAAAATATCAACAGATTGTACAATCGCATTTTTTAAAGTTTGATTTTTAAAAAAATCTAATGTTTTATCTTTAACGAAATCTAAATCAGGTGCTTCTGTATGTTGATAAACTTCTTTTAGTGTTTCAATAATTGTTGTTTTTAAAATATCACTATGAATTTCATTTACCTGTACCTTAAACGTATCTAAAGTTATAGGTTTATTATATTCTGAAAAATATTTTTTGCATTCTTTTACAATCCACTGCAATGCATCTCCATCATAATGTTTTTCATCTAAAATATCAAATATCTGTTCTGTGAATCCAGACGTAGTCATAAGACATACAATACTTTTAATCTGAAAATTGTGACCAAATTGTGCTAATCTATTTATTGCCATTTATCCCTGCTGCCCTATATCGATCTAATCTAATAAACTCAGTTATCCACGATTCCATATTCGGAATATGACTCCATAATTTATCTTGAATAAATGTGGTTGAAAACTTATATTTAATCAACTGGGGAACTTCTTTCTGAATTGCTTCTTGAATATACACTTTATGATGATTACTTATATCAACATTCGCTAGTTGCATTAATAAATAATTACGTTTTAATAAAAAAACGTTATCTTTAATAGTTTGTATCAATTTTATTTTTGAGTCTATATTATTAACAAATTTTATTAAATCTTGAATATCAAATTTATCACTACCCGCAATGGGAGTTATATATTTTTTTACTGATTTAAGGCCGGCGCCTCTTATCCCATCTATATTATCAGATTTGTCCCCACATAAAATTTTATATGTTAAGAAATTTTCAGAAAAGATTCCAAATTCATCAAAGATTTTTTGTCGAGTATATTCAATTTTTTTTGTTGGACTCCATACAAAAATTCTATCATCTATCAATTGAAGAAAATCTTTATCAGTGCTCATTATAAAAATTTTACTATCTACTAAAAGTTGCTTTGAAATATACGCTATTACATCATCTGCTTCAGTGCCATCAATAGAAATTAAAGTCAATGGTAATTGTTCAAGATATTGCAACAATCTACTTAACTGCATTTTCATTGCCTGCTCTTCATCAAGAGGTGCGGTTCCCCAATCGATATGTCGATTTAAACGATGTTTAACTTTTCGACCCTCTTTATATGACGGAAAAAGTTTACATCGTCTTTTAGTGCCACCTTTACCATCAAAAACAATAATACATCTGGTTGGTTTTATCCTCGCAATGCTATATCTAAGAGACTTCAGAAAACCAATTAAACCTCCGATGTGTATACCGTCATCATTGACAGCGGGGTTGGCACTAAAAGAGCGGATGAATGTATTGAGTTAAAGACCATCAATGATGAGAACTCGACTACTAATGTCAAACCCTTTTTCATCATCGATGGAATGTTCCCTTTCTATTTCATTAATAAGAGTTGTATATTTAGATGAAATATTATTCATCTACTGTTTTATCTGTCTCTACAACATCATCAATTCCTAACTCGCTGGATTGATATTTCAGAATTACTTTATCGCATATTAAATTATAAACATGCTCTTTTAATTTTTTATCTGCTAATTTAGATTCCCAATCCTTCGATTGAAACTTAATTTCCTTTTCATTTTGATCAACAAATGTATACCATGCACCGGCCTGTTTTACTAACTTATGTTCTTTCATAGTTTTTAACCAACTTCCATAGTCATCAATCCCTCTATCAAAATATAAAGGAAATTCAGCAGTCCGTAAAGGGGGCCCTAATCTATTTTTAATAACTTGGGCTCTAATTTTAATCCCAATGGTATTATTTTTCTTATCTTTAATTTGACCTACATTCTTTACTCGTATGCGGACTGAGGAATGGAATGGCAAGGCTTTGCCTCCACTTGTTGTCCACGGATCACCAAACATAACGCCTAATTTCTGCCTTAATTGATTTGTAAATATTAAAGCAACTTTCTGACGTGCTATCATTTGTGTAATTTTTCGCATCGCTTTACTGATGATAATTGCTTTAGCCGTCGACCAGCCATCTTTATCAAAATCAGCATCCATTTCAATCTTAGTAGATGCTGCTGCAAGACTATCAACTAGAATAGTGACCATTTTTTTACGATCTGATTCTCTAATCTTTACAATAATATTTTCAATCGCTTCAAAAATTTCTTCAACAGTTTCAAGTTGAACATAAAGCATTTTTGTTGTATCGATACCAATAGTTTCAAGAAATTCAGATGATACTGCTGATTCAGTATCGATATATACTGCAATACCACCTTTTTTTTGAGTACTTGCAAGAGCATGGGCACCTAAAAGAGATTTACCGCTACTTTCTAAGCCATTTATTTCGGTTATCTTCCCTACAGGAATCCCACTTGATGCTCTATTCGATATTGCTAAGTCTAATAATGACGAACCAGTCGAAACCCATTCGGTAACGTCAGTCGGTGAATTTTTATTTTCTCCAAGAAAATAAACAACCTTTCGATGTTTAAATTGTTTATTTAATTCATCAGCAATAATCGTTGCAAGTTCATTTTTTTTTGCCATAATAAACCTCCAACATTATAAGTGAAATTAATTCACTTAACTATTAAATAACTGATCGAACGCATCCTCGACATCTGAAACAGCCGATGTGTTAGTTTTAGTCGTAGATGTAGATGTTTGTGAAGATTCTGAAGACTCTTCATTATTATCAGGACTGAGATAATTTTTAAGAAGTTCTTTTAATTCTTCATAAGTCGGTTCAGTATAAATTTCTTTAATATCAACTTGACTATCAAACATCCTTGTAAGAACTTCTTTATCTTCAGTAAGTGGAAGTTGATTCGGTTTTACACGAATTGTAGTTTTTCCATATTGATTTCCTGCTTCTGCAGGTGTCTGGCGTTCAACAACAATATCTCTACCTGTGATTGGATCTGCAATGTCACCATAATCCGGATCAGCAATGAATCCCAAAAGTTCTTGGTAAACAGTTTTTCCAAATCCCCAAAATTTAATACCTTCGTGTTCTTGACCTCTCGCCACCATTGGTACGAAAGTTCTCATTTTAGGTTCAAGTTTTCTGCCCTGGATCCATTCGTCTCTATCACCAGTCGATTTTAACTTGGATGCAAATTCATTAATCGGGTCTGGACGACCGAATGATATAGGGGACAAATGAGTTTTATTATCTCCCATGCTGTAATGAAAATATAATTCAATAAAAGGGTTATCTTTATTGAACTTATATGGTACCATTCGAATTTGTGTTTTACCTGGTTGAGGTTTCCAAAAGGAATTTGATGCGGTTGACGTTTGTTGTAACTGATTTAGACGATCTTTTATTTTTTGAATATCCATTATTATTCTCCTTAGTATTCAGTATTTAGTATTCAGTATTTAATGTTATATTTTTCTAATATAACCATTTCATATATATATATGACATGTTTTCCCCAAACATATCAAATTTTTTATTTCTTTTTATCTTCTCGTCCCCATTTTCCGATCGGGCATTTCGCAGTAGCATAATGAACTTTTACATTCATAAAACATCCACATTCAGTACATCGGCCGTCCTTTTTATTTGTATCGGGATTAGTTTCGTCATATTTTAGATAAGGGCACTGTTTACAAATTTCCCAACGCTGTTCAGCTATTTCCTGTGGAACTATAACTTGCTTACCTTTGATAAATGCTTTTAAACTTCTCCAGTGATCGACAGCTAGATTTCTCACTATTTGAGATGCTGGTGGGAGTTTCTTTTCGCCATCGAGCATCTGCTCTGTTTTATCTATATGGTCTAATTCATTTTGAGTTGGTGGCCTGTCTACTGTAGGAGTTGGCCTGAATTTCACTTAACTCCTAAATGGGCCATTAACTTGTCAAGTTTAGTTTCGATAGTTCTTATTCGCCTTTCCAATTGTGGATTTGCTTGTGGAGGGTTACCAGGACTGCCGGCAGATGGAGCATTTCTCATTCTTTGCAAAATCTGATCTGTTGGAATTGTATTTGGAAGATGACTATTTTCTTTTAACCACTTTTCATATTCTACTGTCCATTTTTTAATCTCTTTATCCCCCATTTGAGGATTAGGCCAAGGTTGAGGTGGCATAGACTTAGGCCGTGGCTGAGATAAAAGTTCATCTACTGTCTTGAGATTAGGGAGATGGCTGTTTTCTTCAGTCCATTTTTTATATTCATCTTTCCATTTCTTTTCTTCTTTCTTACTCGCACCATGGAATGGTGGTCGAGGCATTGGACCTTTAGGTCTTGGAGGTGCTGGAATATCTTCGCCATTTAACCATTTTTCTATTATATCCTTTTCTCTATATCCGCAAAATCCTTTGCCAGTTTCGGCATTAATAAACCAAGGGGTTCCACATTGAACCTTATACTTTTCTTTTAGTTCCTTTGCAAGATTTTCATTATCTCCATCTGCAAGATCTAATCTAAGAATTTTACGGTCTGGATTATCGTTTTCTTTATTTATCTGCTCTACTATCGGCTCTACTTTTTTACAAAAACCACAGCCGGTTGAACAAAAATAATACCAATTTGATTGTGTTTCACTCATAACCTATCTCCTAATCGTTTATTTAATTTGAAATCATATATAAATATATATTAATTATTAAAACCAGTTGATTTATCTTTATCAACTTCAATAATTTGATAAATTCGTGTTGGGATTTTATGCAACCCATCAGAATTTGTCACCATAATTGTATTTTGAAAATTTTCCCAAGGGATTTTATAACTCGTATCGAGTATTCCATTATTGAGATTTTTAATAACTTCATTCAAAGCATTTATCGTATATAGAGTATTCGTATACTTCTTTCTATGTAATGAAATTGTATTTAATACTAAATTGTAATCGAGATCGTTGTCCACTTCTACATTATATGTACAGACCATTTCTTTAGGGTTTTCTTCGTTTTGAAGAACATAAATTTTATTAAAAGCAATATCGTAACTCTGTTTGATCTTTTCGATACTATTCTCAAGATCTTTTTTATCCGTAAATGTGCAAAGTAGTTGTGTTTTCATAATTATCTACTTAATTGCGACATTTGTAATAATTCTGTTAAAGGATTATCTCTACTAACAAACTTTTCACCTACTCCCACTCTAGGTTTCATAATATTCCAAGCTATTTTTTGAAATCCTATATTTGTCTTAATCAGCTGACGAGCTACTTCAATGGGTGAGCCTTTTGCATAAACATAATCACCACTATTTGGTCCTTGTGCCCCATAATCATGAGCAATAAAATGCCTAAATCCATCTTTAGTCTGATAAGTAGCTAAATTAATTATGCCTACTAAAGTATTAATATCTTTAGGATTAGTAAAATCAAGTAATCCACCTACTTCCGGGTCAGCTATCAATTCATCAGCAATATTTTCAAACTTTTCTGGGGGTGGATTTGGATTATCTTTAGGATATCCCTCTTCGAAAGCTTCCTTTTCTGCCCTGCCGTGCACATCATGAGTTAACATATCTCTAAAAAACTTCATAAATTCAGCTTCTGTTCCTTCCTCTACGGCATCTTGATATCTTAACGCAAGTACGTCAGATAACTGATTTAATTTATATTTTTTCCCCTTATAAATCAACCCATCACCTTTTTCGTCAGGATCATTAAAATCTAATCGTCCAATTCGCATACCCTGTGACTCTAATCGTTGGCGATCAGCGCCATTTTTATCTGTCGGTTTATCTCCCAGTACTGCGCCCTGACCTTTGACTTCAAACGGTTCCCACTCCTCTGTTTCCGGATTATAAAATTCAAGATCGCCCTTTCCTGCGCTATTCCGAACGTTCTTAAATACTAATGACATACCAAACTCTCCCATACCAACACCCCGTTTACCTTCGTCTTGGCTAGTGTGAGTAAGTATTCTCTTAACAATCGCTGCAGGAACTCCAGCTTTTTCCAAATCCGTGGTTAGTGTACCCATGTTAGCAGGATTATAGTCTACCTGCCTCTCTGGATCGCTCAAGTACTCTGCAAATGCCTGCTTTTCCTCAAGTGGAATATCTTCAACTAAAGCTAACATTTCATTTGTCCATCTCCGAAGTAATTCAGATGCTTTCATATACTCATAGGGTTCGCCGGTTTCTGGATTGATCTGGTCAATCTCAACTGGTATTAACGGATCTTTTCCTCCATACCCCTTCCGGGCAAGTGTAATTTTAATTTTTGGATAGAGATCAAAAATTTCTCCCTTAAATTTTAGAGCTTCCAACGCATCCTGCTTTTCCACCTCAGATCTATTAGGATCATTAACTATATCGTGTACTCGTTTATTATTAGCTTCTTTATATTTAGCAGCTTTCTCGGCAGTTTTTTGTTTAGCTTTTTTCTCTGCTGCTACTTTTGCTGCTTTCTCTGCGGCCGCCGGTTCCCTCGTTTTCTTTTTTGCAGATTCTCCTTCTCCCCTTTCTGCTTCTTTTGCTTCCGGGCTGCCTAATTTAAAATGTGTTTTGGCATTAATAGCAGCTTGTTGTCTCTCCGCTGTACCGAAATAAACTGTACGTCCTTTTTTAGTTACTGCTGGAAAATCTGATTTTCCTGTCTCTCTCAATCTATTCAACAGCGCTTCAATAAACTTTCTTGGATATTTCCTTTCATGCAATACTTGTTGTAATTTAACCATATGAAGAGGATTCTTCATATCCGGCATCCCGTCATGAACTCGATATGACCATTCTTTTACGATTTTATTTAAATTAAAGCTCATAACAATTTTTCTCTTTCGAGCACAACCATTTGACCAAAATCCATCCCCATCTTAATTTTAGTTAAAAAATTATTTCTTTCTAATATTTTCATAATTCCTTTTAATAATTTCAATCCATCTTCTTTACAATAATCAAATAAAAAACTATCGTAATTATATAAAATTAGCGAAGTCTTCTTCTTATATAAATATCTCTGAACTTGAATTATCGTCTTAATATTACGTTCTGTCTCGGTAGCCTGGATTAGGTAGTTCAATAACTTATTTCGATTCATATCTTGCAAATTACACGCCATCATTCTTCTTTTATAAATAGGTGTTTCGATATATTTTTGTTGCTTAAATTGTTTCCATAAAATATGTGATAGATCATCAACGTTTGAAAAAAATGGATTCATCTGCACGACATCAGGTGGAATTCCACCATAGAGATATTGGAAAGATTTAGCTTTACTTTCTTCATAATCTTCACTACCATAGAATTTAGCCAAATGTTCATGCGCCGGACCTTCGGGAAATTGATAATCCACTATATCTGCAATTAATCTCAAATGATAAGCATCGTAGTCGAATTCAAACAACATATCGTTTTTCGGTACTATAGCTCTGCGTTTCGATTCAGTTAGTGCTGCAAAATTAATTGATCCGAAACTATTACTTGGTCTACCAGCAGTAGTATATAAAAAATAATCTGTAAATAATTTATTATCAGATAAATGCTTTTCAACCCTTTTATCAAAAATATCAACCACATCATTACTTACATCGACTCCTTCTTTTTCAATAGAATAAAATGCTAAAATTGCTTCATTGTTATATTGTTCATATGAATTCCAATCAACTTCATCCTTTCTATCCCATACCTCTAAAATCCTATTCGCTATCTCATCACAATATTCTAGATGTTTATAAATCGGAATAATTGTATTAAGATTATTCATATCATAATATCTACTATTAATCGTATCAATAGCATTAATGCGGATATCTTCAAAGTTTAGCGGTTTATTAAATAAATAATAATTTAAAAGGTCGATATCATAAACAGTTTTAAAGGAATGGATTGATAATAAATGTTTTTTATTTGGTGTAAGTATTATACTGTTCTCTAAAAAATCAAAATTATCAGTTGATAGAGAGTCGAGATGATCAAATGTTAAAATTTGTGACTCATGATTTAATTCCTTGACATATAGTAAAGAAAGATGATTATCTTTATGTAAAGGGTGGAACTGATTGTCTATGAATATAGGTAAGACAATATAACTATTCATTTAATGTAACCTATTTATTTAATAATAAATATATTCTTTTTTGTGCAAAAAGGTAATTTTTTAAAATAAAAAATAATCTTAATATAACTGTTGGGCTGAGTTATCAGTGCGGTTCTTCTGGTGATGGTGGGTTTGGTCCATATTTGTTGAATTCTTTACAAAAAGAATCAAAGCCTTCATTTTTTTCAAACAGGCCTGCATTTTCTTCCAAATTAAAAGAAGATTTTATTGTGCTCATATTCTTTCCGTCATCTGTTGAATACCTCCAATCATCACAAAACGGACCTTTTACAACATTAGCCACACCATCTAGAATTCCGTCAATCGTTCCTGGATAATACTGGCCGGTTTCATCCATATAAGTAGACCCTCGCAGGAATGCGTAACCTCCTCTACCATATACCTTTGTTTCGCCAGTTTTAAAATTAAGAATCCGCATCGGTTCCATAGCAGCTCTAACCTTTCCACCTGAGCTAGTTACAGAAAAAGCTTTATGATAGCAGTCAGATGTTGGATTGCAATCAATAAAATAAGCATATTGAGTATAATTCGCGAATTCCCATAATTTATAGCCAAACGTCGCATAAAAATATTCAGCCCAATTTGAGGTAAATTGAGACCATCCAGGGCTTCTTATATTATGACCTCCATCCCAATCTACTACTGCTTTACCATCTTTCTCATTAACTTGCACATGTGCAGCTGTAATATTCTCAGCTCCTGTCCAATCATAAGTGCTGCTGCATTCATAATTTTCTTCCCATCCATACTCACATTTTTTATAAGTATCCATATGCCGCCCCCATCCAATATTAAAATCGTAATCTTCTGCATTAAAATTTGCCTGTGCGGGAGCTAAAATATTTCTTTGTAACTCGTCCTTTAATGAGATATTTCGAATTAAATAATAAGATTGTCCCTTTTTTAATTCAGCAATACCAATACCGTGCATCCAATGTTTCCCCGTAGTATACTTTCCAATTTCTCCGGCGGTCGAACCAGAAGGAATTGCTTCTCTCCATAATTTCTCTATTTTTTTATTATGACCGTATCCTTTATATTCACAAGGTAGTAAACCTGCTAAACCTGTTGACGTATCACATCCTTTACTAGCTTCACCATAAATTTTAACATCGCAATCAAATCGTAAATTATTTAATAAATAAATTCCTCCATATTTCTTTTTTTTTCCTGGAGATGAAATCCAACCCCGCTTTCCGTCGATGTAATTCAAGGGATCATAGTTGTCCCGCTTTTCGTAGCCCTCCTCGCCCAGAACGCGCGATGCTTCTGTATCGCCTTTCTTACTGATTATTGAATCAAATACTGGATACTCAAGTCGATTTTCTTTACCTCGGATATTATGACAGTGACCAAAAAGATTAATAATTTGACCATGTATTCCTTCGTTTTTCTTAAATTCTGCTTCGAGCTTCTCTATCCTTTGTACGTTTAAATTTTCAGATGTGCATTCTAGACCAATATTCATCAATCTTCCACATAAGGCTTCTTTTAGACCAGCATTTTCTTTAGCTGCCTCAACACTAGTCCCGCCAATAGCACCGCTATTATCTTCCGCCCCTTTACTTGGATTATCATCACTTATATCTCCATGTGGATCAGATTTATATAAAAGGCCGGCATCTGTATGTTTCGCTTTATATAATAAGCATTGAATCGTTGTCAATGTAGTAGTCCATGTTGAAGGAGAAATATCGTGAGAAATTCCTGTTATTCTAAAAAAGGTATTATCGAGGTGATATCCAGGTAAATAATCTACTCTAAATAAATCACCTGGAGCGAGAGAAGAAATTCCATAAATAGTTAAAGTTAAATTTAACCAAGTAATAGGTGATGTATCTTTAGTAAAAACTTCATTTTTTGCGCGCTGATCGGGTCCCTTTTTATCCTCTCCAGCTGTAACACTCGTCGGTATATCTGGAAAC